GCCCTGGACGGCAAGGTTCCATCCTCGCGCGGCACCTTCTCGCCCGGCGTGGGCCCGGATGATGAGGACGACCTGGATGGCGGCACTGGCATGCCGCAGGAATCCGACTCGGCCCCCACCGGCCGCGTGCGCAAGGCCTCGCGCGCTTCCAACGTGACCGGCTGATCGCACCATGGCCAGCTGGGAGAACTGGATGCCTGAGCTGGTACTGGCTGCCCCCAAGGCGCCGGTACCGCTCATTCACCTGGCGTTGAACCGCGCCGCGCGCACCTTTCTCAAGGCAACGCGCGCCTGGCAGGAATGGCTGGAGCCCACGGACGTGACCGGCGAGGCCATCGCCGAATACACCTTCGAGCTGCCCCAGGGCGCAGAGCTGCTGCGCTTGGAGCGCGCCACGCTGGCCGGGCGCCCGCTGGAGGTGGGCAAGGCGCGCGATCTGCCGGCCGATCCCTGGCAGCACGAGCTGCACGGCAAGGTCTACGTGGTCACGACGAACCTGCGCGAATTCACGGTGCGCACGGGCAGCGCGGGCCGCCTGCAGGTCTACGCCTCGCTGATGCCGTCCCTGCGCGGCAACAGCGTGCCCGACGAGGTGGCCTCGCTCTACCACGAGGCCATCCGAGAGGGCGCCAAGGCCGAGCTGCTGGCCACCGAGGGCACGGACTACTACAAGCCCGACCAGGTCGGCGTGGCCCTGGCGTTCTTCCAGCGCGCCATGGATGACGCCACGGCCGACGTGTGGCGCTCCAATACCAGCCGCGGCTCGCGCGGGAGGGCATCATGGCTTTGACCGTGGCCCAGCTGCTGGACGATGCAGCGCGCGACCTGCAGGACAAGGGGCACATTCGCTGGACCCGCGCGGATCTGCTGGACTGGTTCAACGCGGCGCAGCGCGCCTTTGCCGAGCAGCGGCCCGACCAGATGGCCCAGCCGCGCGAACTGTTGCTGGCCGCCGGGTGGCGGCAGGAGCTGCCGGCCGACGTGCTCACGTTGATCGACATCACGAACAACGCCAACGCCACGCAGCGGCGCATCACCAAGACCGACCTGTGGGTGCTGGACGCTGTGGCCGGTGCTTGGCGCTCAGGCTCGCCGGGCCGCGAGGTGCAGCACTACATGCACGACCTGGGCACGCCGCAGGAATTCCTGGTCTATCCGCCCGTGGTCGCCGGCACCAAGGTGCGCGCCATGGTGGGTGTCGCGGCTGTGGACTTGGCCGACGAAAACGGCACGACCTCGGTTCCTGAGCGCTGGATGGACGCCCTGCGGCACTTCGTGCTGTTCCGTGCCTGGTCCATCGATGCCGAGTTCGGCGGCAACGCCACCATCGCGGCGGCGCACCGTGCCCTCTACAACGAGGCGCTGGGCATTCAGGCCCAGGCTGCGGCCACCACGGCCGTGGCCCAGAAGTGAACCAAGCCTGCCATCCTGGCGGGTATCTTCAATCGGGGCGCTGGAGTGCTCGAAGCCATAGGAGCCGTCATGGCCGGTTTCAGCACATCCCTCGCCAACGCGATCATCAGCGCCACGCTGCGCAAGCAGGCCTTCCCGGCCATCCGCAACGCCTACTTCGCCCTGTTCACGGCCGACCCCACCGATGCCTTCACCGCCGGCACCGAGGTGGCCGCACCCTGGTACCAGCGCGTGGCCACGGGCGCCTTTGCCGCGCCCAACAACGGCGCCACCTACAACGCCGTGCGCGCGGAGTTCCCGCCTGTCACGGGCGCCCAGGTCACGGTCACGCACATCGGAATCATGGAAGGGGACTCGGCCACCGATGGCACGGCCACGCTCATGTATTCCGAGCCGCTGCCGTCGCCGCGCACGCTGCAGATCAACGACGTGTTCGTGGTGGACAGCCAGGCGCTGACTGGCGACTTCACGCTGCAGCTGCTGTAAGCCATGAACCGGGGAGCACTCAATGGCTTCGCGCTGAACGGGCGGGCCTCCGATCCCGTGGTGCGCATCCGCGTGGACGCCAAGGGCTATGCCCGTGTGCGTGTCGGCGGGAGAGTGCTCGCCTATGCCGTGGTCCACTCGGCACCAGCTGCTGCGCTGACCGGCCCGCTGGGCCGTGTGCACGCCAAGCTCTCGGCGGACTCCGTGGCTCGGGCGGCCGTGGAGGGCGTGCTGGGCCGGATTCACGTCCGCAGCCTGCTGGAGGCCACCGGCCGCGCGGTCCTCAAGGTCACGCTGCCGCCGGTCTACGGGCGAGTGGTGGCCAAGGCCACGGCCCGGGCCACCGTCAATGCCCATGTGCTGGCACGCAGCCGCGTGGCGGCCGCGCTGCAGGCGCAGTTCTCCCCCCAGACGCACCTGCTGCGTCGCGGCCCTGTGCAGTCCGCTCCGGCGGCGCGCGGCAAGGCGGATGGGCAGATCTACGTGCGCCGCTGGCTGCGCTCGCCCGTGGACGGCAAGGGCCAGGCCTTTGTCATCACGCAGGGCCGCGTCGAGGCGCGGCTGGCCGTGCTGGCCCAGGGCCTGGCGCGTGGCGCCGTCGATCCGCACCGCCTGGTGCGCGCGCCGCTCGCGGCCCAGGGCGTGGCCTTTATCGACATCGACCCGGCCGTGCACAGGCGCCTGCCCTTCGATGAGGCAGCGCCCGAATCCCGAACCTTCCTCGTGCCCGCAGGAATGACCACCTTCTACGTTACCGACCAAGGGCAGAGCATGTTCCGTGCGTCCCCCATGCAGCCTGCTGACACGCAGGACTACGACATCGAGTTTGCTGACTGGTTTCCGCCAGGCGACGAGATTGTTTCCGTCGAGCTCAAGGTGCGGCCGACCATGCCCATGCCGCCGTCCTATGCCTTCGTGGGCCAGCGCGTGAAGGTCTGGATATACGCGGGCGGCGCCGATGGCCAGAAGTACCAGATCAGCGTGGCCGCCACGACCAACGACGGCCGCACCAAGGAGGTGGAGCTGATCGTGCCCATCAAGGAAAAATAGAAATGCCGCAGCTGTTCCTCAACAACTTCCAGACGCAGTTCATTGCTGACGTGCGCGCGGCGCCGCAGACAGGCGCCCCGGCCACCGAGCTGGACTATGGCGTGCTGCGCGTGTCCGATGGCGCGGCCGGCCTGCTGCGCAACCCGGAGCCGGGCTCCTGGTATGTGCTCACGGCCTACAAGCGCAGCGGCTCGCTGGAGTCGGACTACGAAGTCCTGCACATCACGGCCGTGGACAACTCGGTCATCGGTGAATGCCGGCTCACGGTCTTGCGCGGCCAAGAAGGCACGGCGCCGCGCGCCTATGTGGCCGGCGATCTGCTGGAGCTGCGCTTGACCGCCGGCGGCATGGGCGTGAAGGTGGACCGCGAAGACGGCAAGGGCCTGAGCGCCAATGACTTCACCAACGCCGAAAAGGCCAAGCTGGAGGGCATCGCCGCCCAGGCCACCAGGAACGCCACGGACGCGCAGCTGCGCGACCGGACCACGCATACCGGCGCCCAGGCGATCAGCACCATCACAGGCCTGCAGACCGCCCTCGATGCGCGTGCGCCCAAGGAGAACCCCACCTTCACGGGCACGGTGTCGGGCATCAGTAAGGCCATGGTGGGCCTGCCCAACGTGGACAACACGGCCGACGCGGACAAGCCCGTGAGTACCGCGCAGCAGGCGGCCCTGGCCAACAAGGTGGATAAGGTGGCAGGCAAGGGCCTGTCCACTGAGGACTTCACCAGCGCAGAGAAAGCCAAGCTGGAAGGCGTGGCCGCGCAGGCCACCAAGAACGCCACGGACGCCCAGCTACGCGACCGCAGCACGCACACAGGCACGCAGGCCATCAGCACGGTGGCGGGCCTGCAGGGCGCGCTCGATGGTCGGCTCAAGCTGCGGACCTTCTCCAACGCGGAGCCGGCCGGTGGTTCGCCGGGTGACACCTGGGTCAACACCTCGGACAGCCGCGCCTGGATTGAATACGCCTGGTTTGATGACGGCAGCGGCAGCAAATGGCGGCGCCTCGGCCCGGCTGCCGATGGCGCGGGTCTGTCCTCGAACACGGCCGTGCTCACGCCCGCGAATAGCGGCGCGGCCTTGCCGGTGGGTCAGGTCACGCGCGTCAACACGGCGGCAGGCCCGGTGACGCTGCTTGCGCCTGCAGCGTCGGCCGTGGACCTGCGTTTTGGAGTGCGGGACCACAGCAAGAGCTTTGGAATCAACACATTGACGATCAATCCGCAAGGCGCCGATTTGCTGATGGGCATGAATGTCGGCCTGGATGCCGATTTTAATTTGCCCGGTGAGTTGAGTTTTCGTTGTGTGCAGATTGGCCGATGGGAGATGGAATAATGAATCAGAGTTTGAGCGATTTGCTGGGAGTCAATAGCCTGCCACCCATTGGCAGCGTCAACCTTTTACCCGACGTGCCAGATCCCTATGGGATACAAAGGGCACAGGGTAAAACTTATTTGCGCGCTGGGACGCTGGCGAGGTCTGCGATATTTCCCAAAATTCCGGACTTCCTTAAACCTGTCGGGCATATGGCGGCAAAATCCAGCCAGCCCCCGAACGCTCCCATAAGTGACATGGCAACCGACGGGAAAAATACGGTGGTTGCAGTGGCTTACGACAGTACCGTATTTGTTTCCACAGATGCGGGAGACAACTGGATCTCGCGCGGAAAGCTTGCCAGTGCTTCCGGATATTCTTGGTCTGTTGCTACAGATGGCAATGGGATATGGTTGGCAATGGCGCGAGATGGAACAATTATTCGTTCCACGGACAATTTTACATCTTGGGCTGGAACACTCACTCCCGCACAAGCGGCCTTACCGGGGGGCACCTCATATGCCTGCAGACTCGATTATGTCAATGGGGAATTCTGGGTTTCACGTTTGAACCTGTCGCTTAGTATCACAGCAGCCAATAATAACCATCTTTACCGCCTCAGTTCTACAGGAACCACACTGACTGCTGTCAGCTTGCCGGCAACCGGTGCCAATAGCGCGGGCTATACCCTGTGTGGCGTTGCCGGAAATGGTAGAAGTCTTTTTGTCCTTTTCAACTTGGCTGGAATAGCACCCTATGCAAATGGAAACAGCACCTACACGTACGTCTATCAGTTTGACATAAATCTTGGTGCATTTTTGCAGCCTTATGTGATTTGTGCGCATCCGGCAATGACCATGGCATGGGACGAACAGCAGCAATTGTGGTTGGTCTATGGTAATAACGTTTATTATGTTAACGGGAATTACTACTACAGCATGGATGTTCGGCTATATGACGCCGATATGAAGTTAGTTACTTCATGGAATCCAAGCACAATGACAAGCAGCGCAGTGGAAGGTTACTATCCTGCCTCCCCCGTCGGAGAAGTTGTTTCTTGGGGTGGCTGGGGAGCGATGCTGAAGCCCAACCGAAATTATTGCCTTGATGCCTACGGACGATCGGGGGCGGGGTCTGCCGCCAATTGTTATTTTGCGCAACGTCCCCTGGGCGGAAAAATTGAGCTTTCCGCATTTTCCTCTGGAACAGTATATATGGGGGCAGGAATCAAGGTGAATAGAGATTTGGTTATTATTTATTCACATGGCTCACGGGACGTTTTTCGTGTTGTCTCCTATGTCGGGCTGCCCTACCCAAACAAGCCTTCAACCGATACCTCCATGTTTTTGAGGGTGGCATGATGAATCAGTCTGATTTTTTCAACGTCCCGCATCCACAACCGGAACTGACGCCAGGTCAGTTTCGCGCCTTGTTGACCTTGAGTGAACAGCGCATCCTGGACAACTTCGATGTGCAGGAATTTGCGACCTTCAATACCAAGATCAAGGAGCTTTCTATCGACCAGCGCGCCGACGTGCGCACAGGTATTGCCACCTACCGCGACAGCACCAGCGTGGCCCTGAGCGATCCGCGCACCGTCACCTTCATCAACATGATGGGCGCCTACGGCCTGCTGGACAGCGAGGATCGCGCGGCGCAGATCCTGGCAGGCCAGGTGCCAGCCCTGACCGCGTAGGACGTTGGTGCCAAGCCTGCCAGCCTGCAGGCCATGACCACCTACAAGCTGTCCGCATTCCCGGGCGAGGCGCCCAGCGTGTCCGACCGCGCGCTGGGCGCCAACTTCGCCCGGGAGCACTTCAATCTCTTTTTGCCCAGCTCCGAGTTCTGGCCGCTGGCCACGGACCGGCGCCACTCGGCGTGCCTAGCCGGCACCTGCACGCTGCACCGCTTTGCGCGCGATGCCAGCGGCGCCGTGGTACAGAACCCGGCCGCGCCCATCCGCTCCTGGGTGCATGAGCTGTCCCTCGTCAAGGGCCAGATCAACGACGAGGCCACCGAGCGCACATACCAGACCACCAACGACGGCAGCGCGGCGCCGCGTGCGCTGGACGTGCGGGGCAACGACCGGCTGCTGGGCGTGGTGCGCCCGGTCAAGCCCACGGTCACGCTGCAGGTAGTGGACGAGTTCACCACTGAGGAGGCCAAGACCTGGCTGTATGGCGACTTCGCCGAACTGGTGCGCGCGGACCTGCTGGCCACGGTGATCCAGCACGAGGGCCACCAGGAGGCGATCCGCTGGGATGCCAATGGCAAGGCTTATGCCGGCGCCACATCCAACTACGGGCTGTCCCTGTCCACCGCCGTAGGGGCCGGCGCCTGGGCTGGGAATCTCTATGCCGTGGTGTCGGCCGCTCGCGCCAAGGCCTGCGAAATGGACACCACGCGGCTCGGCGCCATCAGCACGGGCAGCGGCTGGGCCGTGCCGGTGGCGGCCATGCCCTACAGCTATCCCTTCCGCAGGCCCGCGCTGGTGGAGGCGCTGCAGCAGCATGAGTTTCCGGACACGGCCGGCGAGCGCTCCGGTGAAACCGTGCTCACGGCCGACCAGGCCGCCAAGCTGGCCGACCTGGTGGAGGAGGCCGTGGCCCCGGGCACCAAGTGCGCCAACTGGCGCAGCGAGCTGGACAAGCTGGTGAAGGAGTTCGCCGACCTGGGCCTGGCCAAGGCCTGGGCCACGCCGGGCGCGGCGCCCGTGAAGCCCAGCGAGCCCAAGGCCGCGCAGTACTACTTCGACTCCGACAACAACGCCATCGAGCACGCCGACTGGGTGCAGTACAGGCGCGACCTGGAGGCCTACTACAAGGCCCTGGACACCTACACGGAAGGCAAGACGGCTGCCACATCCCAGGCGGCCAGCCTGAATGCCCGCATGGTGGAGATCCAACAGCGCTGTGCCACCCTGGTGTCCAGCATCCAGACCCAGCTGGCCGGCCAGTACATCGCGGCCACGGGTGACACGGCCGTGATCGGCACCTGGCTGGACCAGTTGGGCGGCGTGGCCGAACTGGCGGACAAGACTGTGGAGCGCGTGGTGGACTCGCGCTTCTACGTCGTGGCCTTCGTGACCGACTGGGGCGAGGAGTCCGAGCCGTCGCCCATCTCCGAGATGCTGGAGGTGGACCAGAATGACACCGTGACCATCCAGCGGCCCCAGGCCATGACGGGCGAGCAGCATGCCGCGCGCCACGTCGTGAAGTGGCGCATCTATCGCAGCAACGCCTCGGCCGCAGCGGCGGCCTGGCAGCTGGTGCAGGAGCTGCAGATCTCCGTGGCCAGCTTCCTCGATGACAAGAAGGGCGAGGAGCTGGACAGCCTGCAGCCGCAGTTCACCTGGGCCGCGCCGCCGTACCGCATGGACAGCCAGTACGAGGGCGACAACAAGCCCAGCGTGGGCGCCAATCCCTACCTGCGCGGGCTCACGGGCATACCCAACGGCATCATGGCCGGCTTCATCGACAACACCGTGGCCTTCTGCGAGCCCTACGTGCCCTACGCCTGGCCCGTGGACTACCAAGTCACGACCGAATGGCCCATCGTGGGCATGGCCGTGTTCGACCAGACCCTGTTCGTGGGCACGGCCGGCAATCCGTACTTCGTGACGGGCGCGCACTCGGCCCAGATGTCGGCCATCAAGCTCGACAGCAACCAGTCCTGCAGCGCGCGCCGCTCCATCGTGCCCGTGCAAGGCGGCGTGCTCTATGCCTCGCCAGATGGCCTGTGCCTGGCCAGCCCGGGCGGCGTGCAGGTGGTCACGCGGCAGCTGATAGCGCGCCAGGACTGGCAGCGCATGCAGCCGTCCAGCATGTTCGCGGCCGAGCACGAGGGCGTGTACTACCTGTTCTACGCCGGGGTCGGCGGCGGCTGCCTGGCGTTCAGCGCGCAGGATGGGGCCAAGCTCGGCCATACCGACCTGGGCGGCGCGGTTGTTACGGCGGTTTGGGTGGACCGCTTCAACGACCTCATGTACGTGGCGCGCGGCCAGGACATCCTGGAATGCTTCACGGGCGATGCCCTGCGCACGGCGCGCTGGCGCACAGGCCTGGCCACCCAGGGCCAGCAGCTGCCGCTGGCCTGGGCCAAGGTCTACGGTCTGCAGGACGCCCAGCACCCGATCACCCTGCGCCTGTGGGGTGACGGCCGGCTGCAGCACACGGCCCAGTTCACCGACCTGCAGCCGCAGCGCCTGCCGCCCGGGCGCTGGCTGGAGTACCAGGTGGAGATCGAGGGCGCGGCCCGCGTCACCGGCGTGGTGCTGTGCTCGACCACGGAGGAGCTGCGCAGCGTATGACCAACCGCAAGAAGATCGACACGGGCGCGGCCCGGCTGCCTGCCCTGTCCCGGGTCAACGTCCAGGACAAGGCCCTGTCCAACTGGATGCAGGCCGTGACCGAGCACCTGGAAGTGCGCTCCGGCGCCCGGGGCAACGAGTTTGAGCGCGGCGTCACCCTGCGCGAGCTGCTGGACCTGCAGGGCTCGGTGCAGGGCGTCACCCAGCTGCTGGCCACCGACAAGACACCCGGGGAGGGCGAGATCGTCATTGACCTGGGCGGCGGGCTGTCGGCCACCGTGGCCGTGGAGCGCTTCGCCCAATCCATCATCGAATCGCGCCTGTTCAAGAGCCTGGCCAAGACCCTGGACGACCCCAGCCGCTTCGACCACCTGGCGCAGGAGATCCGCGACGAGTTGCTGCGCTCCATCGCCGACGAGGCCGCCAAGCGCGGCGCCGAGGTGCGCGAGCTGCAGACCGTGGTGCAAAGCAACGAGCGCAGCCTGGCCATGGCCGTGCGCGAGGTCACGGCCAGCCTGCGCAACGCCAGCGCAGGCCTGCGCGCCACGCAGGCGGCGTTCGCGGACGGCCAGCGGGCCATGGCCACCAACGTGCTGCAGCTGCAGGCGTCGCTGGGCAACTACTACCAGGACGGCAAACCGGGCCGCGCCATGCTGGAGCAGGAGATGACGGTGCTGGCCGGCTACAGCGAGGGGCTGCGCGCGCAGTACACCCTCAAGGTGCAGGCGGGCGGGGCCCTTGCCGGCTACGGCATCGCGGCCGAGGAGGTCAATGGCAAGACCTCCAGCGCCTTCATCATCATGGCGGACAAGTTCGCCATCGTCTCCCCCAGCTACAACGCCGGCCAGATGAGCACGCCGCGGCCCGAGGACGTGGTGTTCGGCGTCGATGGCGACGGCATCTACCTGCAGCGCAACGTCTACCTCAAGGGAAACATGCGCATCGATGGCCTGGGCAAGAAGCTCGTGGACGGGCTGCGCGGCTCGGTGCTGCTGTCGGCCAGCGGCAGCTTCTGGAGCGATGCCACCGCACGCCAGGCCGTCTGGCAGGCCCTGGGCAACAGCGGCAGCGCGCCCAACACCAACCACCTGATCGTGGGCGATGCCGTGACCATCAGCAACGGCGCCGGCTTCACGCAGACGCGCCACTGGATGGGAACGGCCTGGCTGATCCCGGCCGCCGTGCTCAACGGCGACCTGCTGGTGGACGGCACCGTGGCGGCGCGCAAGGTGGACACGCGCGGCCTCACCGTGCGCGACAACGCCGGCAACGTCATCCTGGACGCCAACGGCCTGGACGCGCAATGGCTGCGCAATCTCAAGGCCGCCCAGGTCAGCGGCCTGGGGCCGCTGGCCACCAAGGACAAGGCCCGCATCGGCGACACCGTGGCGTTCCCGGACGGCACGACGATGAACACCAGCGACTTCATCAACCGGCTGCAGCGCATCACGTCCAACAACATCGGCGTGTTCATGGACACGGCGGCCATCGGCACGGCCTATATCGGGCAGGCGGCCATTGGCACGCTGCAGATCGCGGGCGGCTCGGTCACAGCCATGGCCCAAGGCGAGTTGCCCCGCGAGATTGTCATTTCTCCGGGCGTCGAGGTTGAAATATGCCAATGCACCGTGCGGATGTCGAGCGGTGGGACGGGCGTGGCAATCGTGGCGTTTGCGAACGCCATGCCGCAGTCTGGAGATGCGGGCTTGGGTCTGACCATCGTCCGCGACGGCAATGGCATGCGCTACACGGGGACCTCCATGCGCAATGGCTACCGCACTGTGGCCTATGCCGGGGCTTTTGACGCTCGGCCTCCTGGTGGCGATCTGACCTATCGCTTGATGGCGAGGAACCTTGATCCAGTGAGTTCCATAGAGGTGTATTCGGCCAACATCATGGCTACGGGAGGAAATCGGTGAATCACTATGTCCAGATAGGGGTGTCCGGCCTCGTAGTCGGTCGCGGAAGTACCAATGCACCGTTATCCGCCATACCGTCGCCACCAGGCGGGCAAGTGCTGCGCCTGGGTAGTGATGTTCCCGTAGCTGCTCCGCTGTTTTTTGATGGGCACCAGGTGCGCGTGGCCGCACCGGCTCCTTCCCCGTTCCATGTGCTGTCGAATTCGGGCACCTGGACGCTGAATGAAGCTGCGGCGTGGGTGAGCGTGCGTGCAGACCGCGACCGGCGGATCGCCGCCTGCGACTGGCGTGTCACCCGGGCGCAGGAAGAGGGCCGGCGCCTGGACCCCGAGTGGCGGACCTACCGCCAAGCCCTGCGCGACATCACCGACCAGCCGCACCCGCTCACCATCGTGTGGCCCACGCCGCCGGCCTGATGCGTGCCAAGCCTGCCACTCTGGCCGGCATGCTGGACTACGACACGCCCGCCATCTATGCCTTCCTGCGCATGCGCATCCCTGGCCTGTTGAGCACCGAGGGCGCAGTGGGCATCGGCTGGAAGCGCGGCGGGTTGCTGGTGGCCGGGGCCGTCTTCGAGCAGCACAACGGCCGCACCGTGTGGGCGCATGTGGCCATCGACGCCCCGCTATCGCGCCGCTTTCTGCGCGCGTTTCTTGACTACCCGTTCGCTGTGTGCGCGGTCGATGCGCTGCGCGGCTACGTGCTCGCTTCCAACACTAGGCTGCGTGCGCTGGCTCGCCGGCTGGGCGCCGTGGAGGAAGCGGTGCTGGCAGGCGCAGCGCGCGACGGCGGCGATGTGGTGGTCTGCACCCTTTGGAGAGGAAACCTGAAACATGACACGCTGGCACAGCACTGAATTTGATTTCCTGCCCGAGCAGGCATTTCGACCTCGGCCCGGGGGCGGCATGACGTTGGAGGGTGGCGGCGCCTCGACCCCAGCACCCGATCCGCGGCTGGTGGAAGCGCAGGTGAAGAACCTGGGCATCCAGGACGACATGATCAAGCAGATCATCGGCAATGCGAACGACATGGCGCCGCTCCAAAAGGAGCAGACGCAGTTCGCGCTGGACACCTCGCGCACAGCCTGGGAGCAGTCTCAGGCCGACCGTGACTATGCGCTGGGGCGCCGGGACAAGCTGACGGGCCTGCAGGACACCATGGTGGAGGAAGCGCGCACCTTCGACACGGAGGGCAAGCGCGAGGAGCTGGCGGGCCAGGCGGCTGCCGATGTCTCCAACGCCTACGAAAGCGCCAAGCGCACGCAGGGCGCGGAAATGGCCCGCATGGGTGTCAACCCTGCCGATGGCAAGTATGGCGCCGGGTCCAATGCCTTGGTTGCCAGCGAGGCACTCGCCACTGCCGCCGGAAAGAACTCGGCCCGAACCGCTGCACGCGCGGAAGGGCGGGCGCTGACGGATCGGGCCTCGAATGCGCTGGCCGGCTATCCCGCCATGGGCATGCAGACGACGGCTGCCACGGCCGGCTACGGCACCTCGGGTCAGAACATCGCCAACACCGGCCTGGCTGGCCTGAACTCAGGCTACGGCCAGGCGGCGGGCATGGCAGGCAATGCCGGCAACAGCGCGGCCAACATGTGGGGGCAGCAGTCCCAGGCCTATCAGCAGTCCCAGGCCACCAGCGGCGCCGGAACGGGGGCCATCGTGGGCGCGGGCCTGTCTGCTGCGGCCATGTTCTTCTGATGCGGGCCGCAGACATTGCCGACAGCGTGGGCCAGGCGATTGCCGGCCGGCGCGCTGCGCTGCAGTTCAGTGGGGGCAAGGACTCGCTGGCATGCCTGTACCTGCTGCATCCACTGGTGGAGCAGGGCCTGCCGGTCTACTGGCTGTCCACGGGTGACACCATCCCGGAAACACGCGCGGTTTTGGACCAGGTGCGCACGTGGGTTCCAGATCTGCGTACCGTGCAGACGGACGTGCTCGCCTGGAAAGCAGCCCATGGCATCCCGAGCGACGTGACCACGGCGCAATCGAGCTGGATCGGCCAGGCCTACGGCATGAGCGACACGCCGCTGGTGGGCCGCATGGACTGCTGCGTGGCCAACCTGATGCAGCCCATGCACCAGCGCATGCTGGCCGACGGCATCGAGGTGGTGATTCGCGGCACTAAGCTGGCCGATACGGGCCAGGTGCCGGCGCGCGGCCCAGGCGATGCCTACGAGGTCTTGCTGCCGCTGCTGCACTGGAGCCATGACCAGGTGTTCCAGTT